CAAAGCACCATGGACGAAGGCAACATCTTCCCCGGACTGGACCTGTTCAACTTCGACGCCCCGGAGGCTCCGAGCCAGGAGACCCCCCCCGCACCGGACAAGGCCCAGAAGCCAAAAGGCCGGAAGCACCGATATACGGAGGTTTTCGAGCTGACCCCGAAATTCGAGTACCGCCGCGCATTCAGCGAGAGCAAGCTGCTGGACGCGCTGCGGTCGCCCGGCTTCCACTTCGAGGAAGGGCACGCCTACAACTTCATCACCGCCGGCGACGTGGACAGCCTCTCCTTTTTGAAGGCCGTCCTCCGGCAACAGGACCTCGACTACTGCCTGGCCAGCACCTGGTGCATGGGCGCCGAAGACATCCTCCAATTTCGGGAATGGGTCGAGGCGGACCGGATCCGGAAGCTCGACATCTACGTCGGCGAGATTTTCAGTGGCAGCTACGCCGTGGAATTCAAGATGCTCAAGCGGCTTTACGACGACCACCCGGACCTGGGACGGTTTGCGCTTTTCCGGAACCACAGCAAGGTGTACGCCGGGACCGGCCCGCTTTTCAGTTTCGGGATCCAGAGCAGTGCGAACATCAACACCAACCCCCGGACGGAGAACACCTGCGTCACCATCGACCGCGGGCTCTTCGAGTTTTACAAGGCATACTACGACGGAATCAAATCCTTTGAATGATGGCACACAGACCTAAATACAGCCCCGCCCAGGTGCGGCAGCTCAAGGAGGACTACCTCGAAGCGCTCAAGCAGAGCGCCGGCCTCATCACCCAGGCCTGCCGGAAGGTCGGCATCGGCTCCAGGCAGACGATCCTCAACTGGAGGCAGAAGGACCCGAAATTCGACGAGGCCTGCAAGGAGGCCGAAAAGGAAGCCTGCGAGATGGCGCTCGACCAGGCGGAAGGCGCCCTGATGCGCAACATCCAAGCCGGCGACACCAAAGCCATCCGGTTCTACCTGCAGTGCAAGGGCAAGAGCCGCGGCTACGACCTCCGGCAGGAAATCGACCTGAATGCGACGGTCACCAGGCCGAAGGTGGTCTTTGAAGACGAAGACGGAAATGCCGTACAGGATTAACAAGAAATACCGACCGCTCTGGAACGCGACCACCCGATACACCATCGTGACGGGAGGCCGCGGATCCGGCAAGTCCTTCGCGCTTGCCTGCGCGATGCTGGACTCGACCTTCGAGGACGAATACAACATCCTCTACACCCGCTGGAACCTCACCAGCGCCGAGGTCTCCATCATCCCGGAATTCGTCGAGAAGATGGACATCGGCGACTGCCGAAACGCCTTCCATGTCCGGAGGCGCGACGTCCAGAACCGCGCCACCGGCGGACGTATCTGGTTCAGGGGAATCCAGCAGTCCAGTAAGAACCAGATCGCCAAACTGAAATCGCTGAACCGCCTGAAGACCTGGGTCCTCGACGAAGCCCAGGAGCTCATGTCGGAGTCCATCTTCGACACGATCGACCAGAGCATCCGCGAGAAGGACGCCGAGAACCGGGTGATCCTGGTGCTCAACCCCGCCGACATCAGCCACTGGATCTACCGCCGCTTTTTTGTCGAGCCCGGCGTGCCTTACGACTTCAACGGCACCAAGGGGAACGTCACCTACATCCATACCACCTGGGAGGACAACCGCCCGAACCTCTCCCAGAGCTTCATCGACATCGCCGAGGACTTGAAAGCTCGCAACCCCGACAAATACGAGCACCTCTACGGCGGCAAGTGGCTGGTCCGGAAAGAGGGCCTCATTTACAAGGACTGGGAGGAAATCCCCGAGGACGAATACCCCGACGGCCTGCGCCAATGGTGGGGAAACGACTGGGGCTACGGCGGAGACCCGGACGCCCTGGTCCGCCTTTGCTACGATCCGGTCACCGGCACCCTTTACGTCCGGGAGGTGGCGTACCAGACCGGCCTCCTGCCCCGGGACATCGCCGCCCGGATCATCAAGGACGGCGCCGGCCTGGTCCACCATTACGAGACCCGCCGCGACCCCGAGACCGGACGCCCCGTGCTGGACGAAGACGGCAAGCCCATCCAGGACCCGGTCCCGTACACCCCGGAACTTTGCGAGGTGTACTGCGACCCGCAGCGCCCGGACAGCATCGCCGAGCTCCGCAAGATTTACGACATCAGCGCCATCAAGGGAGTGAACCGGTCCAAGAGCGAGCGCGTCGCCTGGCTGCAGGGATTTCGCGTGCGCTACGTGGGCGAGCACATCCGCACGGAGGTCGAGGCCTACAGCTGGAAACCGAACAAAGACGACGAGTCCATCTTCACCGACGAACCCCAGGACGGAAACGACCACACGATGGACGCCATCAACTACGGCGCCTTCACCCACCTGCACCGGATGGGCATCAACAACGAAATGTAACACGGCGAGAGAGACAAAGCGCCCGCGCCTTGGTATCTTCGCACAAAAGACAGACACACATGGCTCCCTTCATCAGCAGAAAGAACTACCATCAGCTCCAGGCCCGCGCCGACCAGGCGGAGGCCCAGCTGACCGAGATCAAGGGCTTCTACGGCGGAGACAACACCCAGAACGAATACCTCAAGCGCCTCGCCATCCAGCTCAGCGGCCTGCGCCTCCCACCCATGACGGTCTGGGGACGCGAGCAGATCAAGAAAGCCTACGAGACCATCGCGCCCGTCAACGGCGTCATCGACTACATCGCCGACAACGTGGGCGAGTGCATGAAATACCTCGAGCTGCGCCAGGTCAACCAGGACGGCGACTTCGACTACGTCGAGGACCACTGGATCCTGGACGTCCTCCGCAAGCCCAACGACCGCTACAACGTCAAGCGCTTCGGCAAAGCCTGGGCCGTGAACCGGCTGCTCTTTGGGGACGCCTTCGTTTACGCCCCGCTCACCCCGGGCAAGGACCGCCAGATAGACCCCAAGGTCGGGATGTACGTCCTTCCGGGCCAGCGCGTCGCCACGGATGCCGGCGGACTCGAGAAGCCCCTGAAGGGCATCCGCCTGATCGGCACTACCGGCGACCCCATCGACCTCGAAGGCAAAGTCTTTGAGAGCTTCGACTACAACCTGGACGATACGAGCTTTTACGGCACGAGCAAGATCGTCGCCGCCGCCGTTTACCTGAGCATCCTCGACAAGGGCATGAGGCGCCAGGACACGAGCCTCGACAACGGAGGCGTCGCCGGCATCATCACCCCCAAGGCCGACAGCGAATACGGCATCAAGCCCAGCGACGCCGACCAGGTGGAGAAGGACGTCAACAGCTCCTCCAGCTTCAACAAAGTCAAGGCCTTCCGCACGCCCATCGAATACCACGCCATCGGCAACACCCCCGTGGACCTCGCCATCCTTGGATCCCACAAGGAAGCCGTCACCGCGCTCTGCTTCGTTTACCGCCTGCCCGTGGACCTTTACTACGGCCAGAGCAAGTACGAAAACGCGAAGGAGGCGAAGAAGGCCATCTACGAGCAGCAGGCCATCCCGCTGGCGGAGGAATTTGCCGCGGACCTGCTGAGCTACACCGGCCTCGACGCCCAGGGCTTCGAGCTGGTCGTCAACCGCGACGAGATCCCTGCCATGCAGGAGACCCCGACGGAGGCGCTCGACCGCATCACCAAGATGCACGGATCCCTGAACGAACTCCGGGAGGCTAACGGCTTCGACACCATCGACGAGCCCTACGCCGACCTGCCGATGATCCCGCTCGGCGTCCAGTTTGGGAACGAGGCCGCCTACGACATCGACGAGACGGCGCCCGAGCCGCCGACCAAACCCAAGGCCCCGAAGAAGCAGCCGAATGAGTAGCAAGCGTCGCATATCCCCCGCAGAGCGACGGCACCAGGACTACCTTCGTCGCAAGGGACTGAAGACCGGCGCCGTTTACGAGGCCCGGCTCGCCCGCGCCCGCGCACACGAGGTGAAGCGGGTGCTCGCCGTCTGCGAGGACACGACCGACAACCCCATCTACTGGCCCAGCTTGATAGAGACCCACCTGGACGAGACAGGCTACCTGCCCGCCTGGTGGTCCGGCCTTTTTCGGGACTGCGGCCTGCCGATGTGCAAGAGCACCGTCCGCGACCTCAACCGCCCCAAGGCAGCCGAGGACGAGAGCGACCTGCTCTGGCTGGACAGCCTCCAGTTTTACGCCGACCAGCGAGCCGGAGCCAACATCGTCATCGTTTCAGGCACCCTCCGCGACACGCTCATAGACATCCTCCGTGACGAGATGGAGCTGGAGCCCGCCCTGGGCATCGAGAAACTGACGAAGCGTATCTACGCCAGATACAAGGACCTCGCAAAGTGGCAGGTCCGCCGCATTGCCCAGACGGAAGCCATGATCGCAATGGCGGACGCCGGCGACATCGCCGCGAAGACCCTCGAGGTCGAATACACAAAGCAGTGGTGCATCAGCGGCCTGAGCAATACCCGGGACACCCACGAGGTGATGGACGGCGTCGAGGTGGACCAGAACGAGCCCTTTCATCTGCAAGGCGGAGACCTGATGTACCCGCACGACACCAGCCTCGGAGCCGCCGCCGCGGAGATCATCAACTGCGCCTGCTGCTGCATCCGCCGACCCAAATGAGCAACCAAATGCACGCCCGAAATTTCGCCCGACCCTTTGATGTTTCATAATTTCGCACAAAAGAACCACCCATGGCCAAAGAGACACAATACAAGACCCACCTCCACCCCGTGGAGATCAAGTCCAAGAGCGAGGACGGCAAGACCCTCCACATCAAGGCATACGCCTGCGCCTTCGGGAACGTCGACAGCTGGGGAGACGTCATCGCCCCCGGAGCCTGCGACGACTTCCTCAAGAGCGAAGACGCCGCCCGGATGAAGCTCTGCTACCAGCACAACGCGCACGAGGTCATCGGCGTAATCACGGACAAAGGCACCGACGCCAACGGCCTCTGGTTCGAAGCGGACATCATCGACACCACCACCGGCCTCGACGTGCAGAAGCTCATCCAGGCCGGCGCCATCAACGAATTCTCCATCGGCTACTACGCCGACAAGTGGAGCTACGAAAAGCGCGAAGGATACGAGTACGAGATCCGGGTGCTCGAGGCCATCACCATCGTCGAGGTCTCCCCGGTCACCCGAGCCGCCAATCCCAAAGCCATCCTCCTGGACGCAAAGAGCGGGACGGAGATGGCACGCGCCCTCGAGACGATGAGCGCCGAGGACTTCCAGGCCCTCAAGACCGCCATCGACAACGAATTTGCACGGCGAGTGCTCGCCAGCTTATAAGAAACAACCCATAACCCAATCCAGCCATGACTGAATTCGAAAAGAAAGCGGAGGAAATCCGCCAGAGCGCTGAGCAGGCCAAGACCGAAGCTCAGGCCGCCAAGGCTGCCGCGGAGGCCGCGAAGGCCGAAGCCAAAGCCGCCAAGGACGAGCTCGCCAGCAAGACCGCGGAGCTCAAGACCGCCCAGACGAACATCGACAACCTCGACAAGTCCGTCAAAGAGCAGGCCCAGACCATCACCGAGCTGAAGAAGGCCCTCGACGCCTCCAAGAGCGTCACCTTTAAGGCCGACTTCCGCCGCGCCCTCGAGGCCGTGCGCCCCGAGATCGAGAAGCAGGTCGGCGCCAAGGCGGACAAGTTCGAGGTGAAGCTCGAGCTCAAGACCGTCTACGACATCGGCACCAGCCAGATCTCGCCGAACAACCGCCTCGGCGTCGCGGACGACCCGACCATCTACGCCGCCATCCCGGTGGCCAACGCCTTCATCCTCGCCTTCGGCATCCGCCCGCGCACCGGCAACAAGCTCGGATGGATCGAGGCCTCCAGCCAGCCCGTGGTGGACTACGTGGCCGAGCTCGCCCAGAACACCAACAAGTCCGACGTGGCCTTCGTCGAGAAGACCCGCGCCTTCGGCAAGCTGGCCACCTGGATGCGCATCTCCACCGAGTTCGAGGACTGGTTCGAGCAGCTCTACAACTACTGCGTGAACGAGGGCGTCCGCATGATCGAGGCCAAGCTCGACGAGGAAATCTGGAAGGGCGTCGGCGCCGACTCCGGTGCTGGCACCTCCCCGAACAAGGTCTACGGCCTCAAGAGCCAGGCCACGGCCTTCTCCGCCCTCGCCGCCCACGCGGTCGCGAGCGCCAACGCGGCTGACGTCATCTTCGACGCCGCCGACCAGATCGCCAAGGAAGGCTTCCACGCGAACGTCGCCTTCGTGACCTGGGCCATCCTCCGGACCATCAAGTCCCTGAAGGACGCCGACGGCAACTACATCTACAACCAGATCACCGGGATGCTCAACGGCATCCGGATCCTCCCGTCCGACCGCCTGTCCTCCGGCGAAATCTTGGTCGCGGACACCAACGCCGCCTCCGTCTTCGCCGGCAACAGCTACGAGCTGGAGTTCATCCGCAACGGCGCTTACGACGCCTACGACGTCTGGTTCCGCAAGGCCGCCCAGACCAAGGTCCCGACCCCGAACAAGAAGGGCCTGATCTACGTGGCCAGCGTCTCCACCGCCATCACCGCCCTCGCCCCCGAGGACTAATCCTCCGCCCCCGCCCCGGGACCCGGCCCCAACCACCGGGTCCCATTTTCCCTTAAAAGACAACCGCCATGGAAATCCAGATCATCGAATGCGCTGAGCCGCAAGCAGACCACGTCGAGCAGTTCAAGCAGTACGCCTCCGTCCCCGACGACAACCGGGACGGCATCCTGCACAAGATGCTCAAGAGGGCCATGCTGCAGGTTCAGGCCTTCAGCGACATCGCCATGCTGCCTTGCAAGATCCAGATGACCGTGACCAACGTCCGCAAAGGGGAGACGGTCCGCCTCTACCAGGGCGGCGCCGAGGTGCTGAGCGCCGAGAACCAGGACGGCGAGTCCGTGGAATTCACCCAGGAGGGAAATCGCCTCCGCATCCAGTCCTGCTGCAAGGTCCTCGTGGTCGTTTACCGCAACCGCGTGAACATCCCCGAGGCGGAAGCCTTGCAGCCGGTCTGCTGGGAGCTCGCCACCGCCATCTACGACGGCGAGGACACCAAGGTGCAAGGCGCCATCCTCAAGAAAACCTACGGAATGCTATGAGACGAGACCCCCAGAACGCCCGCCGGTACAACACGCCGATCAAGCTCACGAAGACCACGAACACCATCGACGATATGGGACACGTGGCCGTCGGAGAGCCCGCGGTCGTTTTGGAGGTTTATGCGGAGGTCCGCCAGATGAGTGCCACGAAGACCATGATGACCTTCCAACAGGCCGACGTCGTGGGCATCGACATCGAGATGCGCAAGCCCGCCGTGGACTTCGACGGCATCATCTGGAACGGACACGAGATCCACTTCCCGACACCCGAGGACCTGGACAACCGCGGACGGATCCTCCGCATCAGCGGCTGGTACCAGACCGACAACCCGCACGCGTGATATGGCCGGCCCGATTTACGTCGAAGGCCTGGACCAGGTGCTCAAAGGCTTCAACACCCAGAGCAAGCGCGTGAAAGAGGAAGCCTCCCGCGGACTCGGCAAGGCCTGCCTCTACATCATCGTGGACGCGATCACGAACCTCCGCCGGAACGGCTCCTGGGTGACCGGCCTGCTGGCCCAGAGCGGCAAGGCGCAAAGGGTGGACGAAGACAACATCGACGTGGGCTTTTTCGACAGCAAGAACCAAAAGAGCGGATACGCCTACTTTGTCGAATACGGACGGAAGGCCGGCAGGATGCCCCCGCCCGATGAGCTGGCCCAGTGGGCCTACAAGAAATTCCAACTGCACGACCGGAAGCTCGCCCGGGCTGCAGGATGGGCAATGGCCGTGAAGATAGCGAAGGCCGGGACGAGACCCCACCCCTTCTTCGTGCCCGCGGTCGAAAAGAACAAGAGCCGCATCGTCCGAGCGATACAGGACGCCATCAACAGAGCAACGAGATGAGCCTGATAACCCGCATAATTTCCGCCCTCTTCCAGAGAGCACCCAGGTACGAGGTCAGCGCATACCGCGACCTTTACATGGCGCTGTGCGACGCGCTCTACCGGGAAGGCGTGAACGTGGGAAGCACGGCAGGCTACCCCCGGGTGGAAATCAACACCATCCGCGAGAACGAGCGCCTCGACAAAGAAGGCGCCCTCCGGCAAATCACCGTCATCGTGGACAGCATCAGCAACCGGAAGCTGAGCGACGCGATCACGATGAACGAAGACAACCTTCGCCTCCTGACGGAATACGAGCTCCAGATAACCGGCTGGACCTGCCTCGGCGTCCTGCCGACCCAGCTCCAGGACCTCACCGAGACGAGCGACAGCAACAAGATCATTTACCGGCTCGCCCAGGAATTCACCATCTACCTCGAGAAGGTCAAGACGGAACCCACCCCGGATCCAGAGCCGGAAGATCCCACGGATCCAGAGCCGGAAGATCCCACGGATCCGGTCACAGACGAACCCGCCGACCCGCAGCCGGAAGACCCGGCCCAGCCCGCGGAACCGGACGCCCTCGAACAAGAAAACAACTAAACCCCATACACCATGGCAGTACTTGGAAACACCCGCCGCGTTTACATCGTTACCGGCACCACGACGCTCACCTACACCTGGCTGACTGGTGAGCAGACCAACAATCTCAACCGGACGTCCGAGGCGCTCGAATACAGCGACAAATCGACCGTCTGGTCCCAGTTCCTCGCCGGCAAGCGTGGCGCTACCGCCGAGGTGACCGTTTACGTCGATGACTCCAACGCCCAGCAGAAAGCCGTCCTCAACGCCCTGCACACCGGCGCGACCGTCAAGGTCTTCATCGGCACCCTCTCCACCGGCACCAACCCGGCTCCCAGCGAAGGCGACACCTTCGAGGCGATCGTCACCGCCATCAGCGACACCAACGACAACGGATCCGTGGCGACCCGCACGATGAGCCTCACCGCGACCGGCGCCCTCACCCACGTCCCCGCACTCTCCTAATCCCGACGAAACATGGCAGTACTTGGAAACACCCGCAAAGCGTACATCGCGCTCGGCAGCTCCGGAACCCCGACCACCTGGCTCTCCGGAGAGCAGACAAACAACTTCAATCGCACGTCCGAGGCCATCGAGGTCTCCGACAAGAGCACGACCTGGGCCCAGTTCATCGCCGGCAAGCGCGGAGCCACGGCGGAGATCACCGTCTACACGGAT